CGCTATGAATGTTCATGTTGCTCCTTATGTTTGTGGGTGGTGGTGTCGGTGGAGAGAGTCGAACTCTCATGCCCATAGGGCGACACATTTTGAGTGTGTTGCGTCTGCCTGTTTCGCCACACCGACATTCTCCTGTCAGGAATCTTACCTGATACCACAGTCACGTTCACCGTGGCAAACTACGCATCAGATCAGGAAGGAGAAGATCGCCCTTTAAGGCGTTCATCCCCCGAACTTGCGTCACTTCGGAGGCCAGAAAGGCTTAGGTTCCCCATCCTTACCGTGACCCGTACCGCCACGGGGCACAGCCTCCTTGAAATGCGGCTGCTTCGTGCCAGCCGCCTTACGACGGTTATCCCACACAGCGGTGATACCGTCACGGGCGCAGGCTTCTTCCAGCCAGGCAGGCAACGGGCCGTCCTGATCGGTCGGGTTCATAACCCGAACCGAACCTGCCGACGTACTACTAGTCCCAGGGAAAGCACGTTCCACAGCGGCCTGAGCTGACCCGACGTTCGTGACGTTCGGTGCGTGCTTCTCACGCACAACCATCGACTCGGGGTCAAGTTCATGTTCAACACCCAACTGGTCGAACACGGCCACTGAGGCAACCATGAACAGTTCGCTGAGCAGGTCACCAACCTTGATCGGGTCAAGGTCGGCATCCAACGTGTCGGACTGTACCCATGCGGTTGCTTCGGTTGTCCCATAATTTCCGTCAGAAATCTTACGGGAGAACGATACCGAAATCTTGCGGTCGTTGCTGGTGGTGTCGGTCATGGTCACTTGCCTTTCTTGTTGGTCTTGCTGGTGGGATGGTTGTTGCGTGCCGCACGCCTGTTGGCGTGCCAGCCAGCCTTGACGGCTGCACGTTCACACAGCCGTCGGAACTCTGCCTCATACTCGTTATTGAACTCGCGTTCGTCGGCGTGGGGATACCGCCCACCCTCAAACCAAGCATTGTAAGTGTTGTCGTATGCTTCATTCTCCAAACCCGAGAGCGTCCTCCAACGTCGAATCGACATGCCCTGATAGATGGTTGCCATCGGCACACCACCAACCATTTTCGCACCCTTGTTACGCTTACTGTTTGCGCTGATCTTCACAGTTTCTACTCCTTGAAACTCGTCGTCGTTGAAATAGTTACCCATCGGGAACCTCCACATGATACAGGGAATGTTACACCCATGTTTCTCCCGAAACATGAGAACCTTTACACACATCAAAAAACGTACACCACTTAGGGGAACACAACACATGCTGATCGTCCAACGGCCACTCACGATCCAAACCCATATTGTACGCAAAGTTCACCAAACGGTGAACAACCGTTTCCAACCATGACCAATTATTCGCAGACCGAACAACAGACACCGTTTGAGGTTGCTCATCCAAATTGTTGTTTCTGACAAAAACTTTGAACAAGAACTCTACCTGGCCGTTACTGTCAGGAACAACCAGACCTGACTGGACTGCTGCCCAAGTGTACACGTCAGGTTGCCGTCCCCAACGCTGGTATTCCCATCGACGGTATTCGCTGCCAGCCGTTTTCCAATCCCACACCTGATTGTTGTAAACAATGTCGGCAGTACCACTGAGGTAGACGGGGATTTCTTCTTGCCGTTTCCCAAACTTTTTTACTGGTACAGTGGTGAATGGCAGATCGAATCCCCATTCGATCAACGGCGCATTGGCACTATACAGTAGTTCGTGTCGTTCGTTGGAACGATACCATTTCGATGCCAGGTTTGCCAGCATGTCGATTGCGCGGTCATGCGTGTTGAATGACGACAGGGCGTAGGGTCGGCCATCGGCAGCGTATTCTTCCAGTAGTTCCAGGTAGATGCGTGCAGCGTTACCGCGTGCATCGTATTCGGTTTCGTACAGGTTGCCGTACAGTTCGTGTTCGATGACGGCGTGTAGTGCGGTGCCTACGGTCGCTGCGTCGTTTTCGATGCGTGGCCCGACAGCGACGGTTTCTAGTCGCAGTTTTTCTAGGCAATGATTTTTCAGGTCGGATTGGTGGATGTGGATTCCGTTTTCGTCAAACTTCACGACGGGCCTCCTGGGATTCGGCCAATGCAATCTCGTTGGCGACCTGCCGCAACTCGTCCGTCAGCCGCTCCGCCTCAGCACGCAGCCGTTCGATCTCGTCGGCGGCAGTCTGGTTCATGTCGTCTTGCGGAAGGCCGACAGCAGCACGCCGCAGCCGCTCCACGATGTCGTCAGCCACGGCGGGCGTCCTCCCAGTGAACAACGGTCATAGCCATGCAAGACCAACACCCGCCGCACGGAGGCCATGATCGGCAGTCGCTGCGGTGGTCAGCGGCGGTGTGATGGCTGTCCTCGTTGGCGTCGTCGTGCGCTTTGCACTTGCACAGGTCCTCAGCCACGACGGGCCTCCTGGTGTGCGATCCGTTCCGCACGGCGGTGAACGATCATTCGGAACGGGCGTGGCACTGCCAGCAGTAGGTGCGACACCTCCAACACGAGATGTTCATTCCACCCGTCGCGATCTCGCACTGTCTGACGCAGCCGTTCGATCTCGGCGGCGGCATTGCTGTAGAGCGATGCAATGGATGGGATCGGTACTGTTTGGTGCGCTTCCCGCAGCCGCTCCACGATGTCATCACCGCTCACGACGGGCCTCGGTATCTGACAGAAACCCTGTGGTGCCGTCAGGCAACAAGAACAACACACCAAGCCGCTCCGCAGGATGATGGGTGGCAAAATGGTTGGCGGATTCCAAAGAATCGTGATACCAGTCCCCGTCGTAAACGTTCACATACCGTGCCTTACCGTACGGGGCAAGCGTATACGAATAATTGAACATGTTAACCTTCATTACGTCCATAAACGTGTGCCCATTATCCCTGGTCGCCTGATACATCACATAGCCTTCGGCTACCGTCACCACACGGGCCATCTTGGTATAGGCGTCAGGTTCACGGGGAACAAAAATCTCGTTCGCTACGGGGGCCGACCAGTCGTTCTCGTAGTTCGGCTTATCAGTCATTGTACTACTCCTTTGCGGTTCGCCCTGGATTGGGCCATACGACACTTCGATGAACAAGTGGTGTGAGTCGAATGGTTCTTCACCATCTCCTGCCCACACCAACCACATGCCACAAGGCGTGTAAACGATTCAAACATGCCCAGCCGCAACACCATATAATCATAGATGTTGCGGGCCGACACAACATCATCATCCAACACATCCAACGCATGTTGATGAAACAGGTGTGGCCCTGGAATGATCGGGGCCACCGTCTTGACCACAACGTCACACAAACAGTCGGGCGCACCGTGGGTGGCGCATCCGACGTTCGTAAGGGTGGGCTGATATTTCGGGTAGGTTCGGTTCAACGTTTTCATAACGTTGCCTTTCGTTCAAGGTGGATGATACCACATTTTTGTCAGAAACCTTAGGGGTGGGGGACGGAACCTGGACGCATGTTCCGTCCCCCACGATCATGTAATTCTAGAACTGCCAGACAGGATCGGTGGTGCCGATACTATACAAATCCCACAATCCACTAGCCTCCATGTCCGCAACCCAAGCCGTAACCTGGGCGGCAGGCACAGTAACCCATGCCACACAATTCGGCTGCACACGACTAATGAACGTTAGCGGAAACATGCCACCGTCTTTCAACATGTCCACCAGATCATCCTTGTAGGCATGGTAGTTGCTGTAGGCTACCAGGGTGTCCACAGGACGGAACGGGTGGACTGCTTGGACGGCTACGGCTGCGTCAGCGGCCGACATGTATTCGACTTCTGGCATGTCGATACGGGCATCGTAGATGCTGTGGATGCGGGCCAGGTATTCGTGCCCGTTACACAGCCCTACAAGGGGCACAGGACAGGCGAACGATGCAAGGTTGCTCACAGTGCGTCATCCTTCCAGATGGCTTCCTGAGCGGCCATCGTGACACGCAACACTTCCAGCAAGAACTCCAACATGCCTGGCACCTTGCGAATATTAGCCATGTCGTCACCCATTTTGGCAACCATTTCACCGATAACAATTTCGGTGAACAGAAACTCTGCCTGCCGATCAGCAGACAACTTGCCGTCGGTTTCTGCCAAAAACTTCTCAACATCAAAGAAGGTTCCCTTGAACAAGGTTTGACCGTATTCGGCTTGCATGTCGGCCAGTTGGGCCAACCAGTTGCGGTCTGCAAGGGTGGCGAGCAGCCCGATACCGTAATTCGGGGTAGAGTTGAAGTCATCGTGGGCTTCGATGGTCGCCTGGGCGACCACATCGCTACGGTCGGCGTTGGTCAGTTCGACCACCAGTCGGGCACAACTGTCGTTGTGGCGACGGGTACGCCATGCGTAAGGTGCGGCATCCAACGGGCCGAACGTGACCGTCAAAGTCACCCCGTCGCAAATACCGTTAGGGAACGCTGTCGGGAGAGTTTGGACAAACTCGTCCCACTTGTTGACGTATTCGCTGTTCGGCTTGATGAAAAAGATTTCGTTAGACACAGTGAACGTGTCCTTCCAGTTTAACCACCGTAAGGTGGGATATATCTACCGTTTAGATATACCATACAAGACACAACTATGGCTGTAGCCATGTCCTGTATGCTACATCTAGCAGGATTATTTCTGACAAACATTAGGGGCTACTAGGGGCTTCATCTCCCCCCTTTCGGGGGGAGATTCTAGCCTTTAGCATCTTTACAAGTTCTAGTATAGCGAGGTTGTTACACACCCCCACCAGACTTGTGTGTGACGTTCGTCACAGTCAATCGTACCACGGGTACGCTGGCACATCCTGCTTCGACAACCATTCCTCCGCATCATCAAACACATCATATGCGGCATCCTGACGGGCAACCCACTCGTCATAGCCGTCATCGTCCTCGCCAGGGAACGGCTCATGGTCGGCACCGTACAATTCGGTGTAACGCTCATACGCTTCACGTTCCCTGTCCAAAAACACCTCCCCGAACCCTGTCCGAATCTCGTCGGCATCAAACTCGTAATAGTTAATCATGTCAGAAACCTCCCAGGTTTCGGATAACGTTCGCCACAGTAGCGAACACCAACAGTGTACCAAACCAACCAGCAGCCCACAACCCGAGCCGCACATTAATTCTGTCAGAAATCCCCAACACTTCCCGCACCGTAGCCACCCCCAACATGATACATGGGGGCAGCCACAACAACAACCCGACCAGCCACAACATCAGAACACATCCTCCGAATCCACGACACCCTGATCGACCAATTGCGTCAGCACCCACTTGAGGGGGTCGCGGGTCATGTCGCGGTTACCGTCCAACGTGACAGCGGTACTGGCCCCGACGTATTCGGTCATGTGGGCGCCGTTGCGGTTCAGACCGTAATAGCCATACTCTGAGAAACCGCACTTGTTGCGGAAGAAAGAGTCTTGCTCACCAACCGACCACTGTAGACGCCTATTGTAGTCGCCATGACCCAAAGCAAACATGAGAGCGTCAACGTCGATAGGGTCGCCAGCAGTGTTCACCTTAGTCAAGATGGTGCCATACTTTTTGTGACGAATCTCGTCGCCCGTGACGGTCGATTCGACCCACACCTCCAACTGCAACCCCAGCAGACAGTAAGCGTCCACAAGGGCGCACAGGACTGCGCCACGCTTAAGAATGTCCTTAGCCTCGTTGTCGAACGTCATCGACGCATCGACAAGCAAAGTGAACACCTTGCCGTCCTTAGGTGCAGGGACGAAGATATCTTCGATCATGCACTCCAATTCGCCAGCAATATAGCGGTCGATATCAGGTTCAAAGCCTGTCATGTCGAATGCCCGTTCGGTGACGGTAGCCAACGCCTTACCCAACTGTTCACGCAACGGTTCCAGCGTTGCATCAACCTGGGGGCGCACATCATGCCAGCCGTGCAAAGCCAACTCGTAAGCGTCCTGCAACGATTCGGTCACATTATAGTGAGTGTTACCACGACGGTCAGACAACCCAGGGGTCTTGTTGTCGTGAGCGTACTTCGCAATTTCTGCCAAAGATTCAAACTGAATCACATGGTATTCTGCTTCGGCATTCTTGCCGATACCTTTGCCGTTCTTGACTTGCATTGTTAGCCCCTTTCAGGCTAGAGCGATGAGAATAGTGTACACACTTCGGGGTGGGATGCCAACATTATTTGACAAATATTGGCACCCCACCATCGGACAGGTCACAGAGGGTTGATCTTCGCCCACTGGTCGGCAGGAATCTTGTTGCCTAGCGTCATCATCAACGCCTTGTCGATATCACGGCCAGCCGCAACCATGCGGGCACCCGTCTGCGCCCCACGGGGCGTGACGAAGATGTTGAGACCGTGCGTTGCCACATTGGCCCGTGCGGTACGCCACACATCCAACCATGCCGATGCAGTAGTCTGCTCGTCGTCGGAGAAGAACCGACGCACCAAAGCATCCTCAAGTCCCTCGTCAATTTCCCACGGCAGGTACGAGAACCTGTCCAGCGTGGCAGCATCCAACTTGTTACGGCCAGCGAACTGCGACGTAGGGCCAGTGCCATAGGTGTTCGCACAAGCGACGAACACCAGATTGTTACCGAACGGAATTTTCTCACCGCACGGTGCTTCAAAGAAGCCGTTAGCCAGCACCGTGTTCAGCGTCGCCAGGATGCCAGCGTGCCCGTTGTCCATCTCGTCCAGACAGACAATCGCCCCGCTATCGGGGTTCTGTGAAGCGTGACGGATCATGTCCACCATGCGAGGCTCAAAGAACTCGCCATTAGCGGTCATGCCGCCCACAAGTCGGCTCTCTGGGGTGGTCGGCCCCAGCGAGATACCTGCCCACGGGTAGCCCAGCAAATCGGCAGCCTGCCCGACGCTGTGCGTCTTGCCCGTGCCAGGACTGCCAGGCAGGAACGTGTGGATGCCAGCCTGAATGTTGAACAACAAGTCAGGGAACGCCTTGTGGAACAAGCCGTCGGACGACAGGGTGACAGTCGGCATCTTGACTTCGATGTGGGCCGTCACCGTGCGAACCTCGTTCGTCGGCTGCACAATTTCTGGCGAATATTCGGCCAGAGCCGTGGCGATCTTGTCATCCATCACCACATCTAGGGCTTCGTTCAGTTCGCCCCTCATGGTGTCGTCCAGTTCGCCAGCGATACGGCGAACGATATCTTCGATGGTCATGCTCCCATCCTTGTTGGTCGGGGCCGTGGTCGGCCCATCGGTCTTGTTGGTCGGCCCATCCTGGTCGGGCTGGTCGGCTTCGTTGACAGGGGCCGTGAAATCCTCGTCAGGGATGAACGGGGGCGGCACCTCGTTCGGCGTATTTCTGTCAGAAAGTTGGACAGTCTCGCCCACGGCAGGCCAATCACGGCCACGCATGGCAGTGAAGACAACATCCTTGTTGTAGTCGGGCAGCAGATGTGTGGGAACCCACGAACCGCTAGCCGTGAGCACCTCATACTTACCGATTGACGAGCAGCGAACTGCGATAGGGGTGATACGACGAGCCATAATGTTTCCTCCTGTTGGTAGGCTCTGATGTGACGGTGCCCAGTATAGGGCAATATTTGCCAGAAACAACCCGCAACACAGGCTGTAACATGACTGTAACATAACCACTGTGAGTGGTCGTGGATAGGGACGGTACGACCCGACCCTATCCTAACGGTCTACAAGCCCGACCGTCAGGGCACTATCACGGATTACCTGCCGTGTTCAGGTTCGCACCACAAGGTGCCCGCACAACGCTCCACCCAACTAGCGGCTTCGACACGTTGCGCCTCATGCAGAATATTTGCCAGAAACCGTTAGGCCCAAACCCAACCCTTACCCGAACACCTCCCACAAATGTACGAGAACCAGCGGCCCGTATCCTCGTCAAACACGTCGGGCGGGCCACCTTCGCCACCACAATTCGGGCAATCGACCTGTTCCCAATCGTCGGGACGTTCCATCATGCCACCTCGTTATTTGCCAGAAATTCGGCCACAGACAACATGCCGACATATCGGTCAAAACCCTGCGCCCGAAACCGAGCCACATAAGCATCGCATTCCTCACGAGTCCCACTGAAATCAGGCGTTGCCGCCCCAGCAAACCATACTGCCCACATGTCACTACCCTCCGTTTGTTTGTTTGGACAATCCCGCCCACAATATTTGCCAAATATTGTGGACAGTCAACCCACACAAACCCACTACGCTTGGACCAAATCCTGCACCCACCCCAGGGTGAACACCTCGCCAAACGATACGGCGCTGTAGTCGACCCCTCTCACTTCCAGGACCGCAAGCATCTCGGATGCACCACAATTGCGGACATCTTTCATATAGTCCGCCGCCGCAACCCGCGTCGGAAAGAACCTCAAATGTGGCTCCGTATCGACCACACCAAACACGGCCCAAACGCTACCCGACACAACACCCTCCTAGGTGCTCAATTCTAGGCTTGTTCCTAGAGTCGGATGCTTGAGCCGAAACTCAAGCACCCTCACCACTAACAAACCAAATATTTGCCAGAAATCAGCAAACCTATTCGATCGGAGCGACGTAGAACGCCCCCGAACGCATCCCGCCCAGCCCCGAATCACACACGTCACACGAGTGATAAGAGAACCAAGAATCGCACACGTTCGGCCCGTTCACCACATGGTGAGCCGACAAGAACGCACGCCTACGGGCAGTCGCCTCGTGACCCAAATCGACCGTATCGAACCCATCGATCGCCATCATGCAATCGACGCAAACGTCAATCGACTGCCAGTACGTACCCTTAACCATGACAAGCCTCCAAGACCTGATCTAGCGATGAACCCCGATGCCCACCGAACAACCCACAAACCAAGGCTTGTGAATTGTTCGATAGACATCCCCCGACCCGTTCGGGGGATGCTACCGAATATTTGCCAAATATTTCTCACTCACCTTCCACGAGGGAAGTGACCTGGGCCAGGAACTCGGCCGTCAGTTCCTTCATATCCCACTCGTACTTCACACCTTCGGCCAGCAGACTAGCGATAGCCTGCGCCATCGTGCGACCCTTCGGAGCCTTCGGCTCACGAGCGCCCTTCGACACCCCATCCAACGAACGGAACGTTTCCACGAACGTGTTGATAGTCGCCTGACGCAACGTCTCATCCTTCGCGTAGAACCCCGCCCACTCGGGGCGAGTCATCACGATACGAGTGATGTTCGACACGTAGGCACGGGGCGACACGTCCGTACCCATCGACTCGGCGATTTTTTGCCAGAGATTCTTGTCATTCTTCGCACGACCCATACCGTCATCCGACTTACCGTCCGAATCCCACCCGATGAGACCGAGCATGATGCCCGACGACACGAGCCGAGCGTAGTCGCCCAACTGTGACACTGCAGCGTCACCGATGTTCTTTGCCGACTTGTTGAATTCAATTTCGTACTTGTTGTTCACTTGTTGTTTCCCTTGTTTGACTCGCTCTTGCGAGTGCCCGCCATTGTTGGCAGGTAGTGCTGCACCGAGGATTTGAACCCCGCACCTACCGCAGTAGGTGACACCTTGTGTGCAGCGTTTGCTAATCGCAGATGATCGCGGCAGCAGAGAGCCAGGCTAACAACGCTCCGACGTGGCCCCCTCTGTAGGGCTGACCCACGAACCTAGAGCGTCGCTAGAAGTCTGGCGACTTACTGCTACCGCTGCACGCTAACTACTGCCTGAATGCCGTTGCGAACCTGCATCAGCAGGCTTTCGATAACGCTTGTGGAAGGTAGGAAGGAAGGTCGTAAACCCCCGTTTGTGTCAGCCCTTACGGCTCTACTCTCGCCCCGCTCAACCCCCCGCCAGGTAGCAGAGGACGGCACGACCACACGTTACTCGCTCAACACGGACCCACATCAGGGGCCGTCGGCGTGCGCTCATCTTCGATTTTCAAGGAACCCCCGCCCGCTCGGTGCGGGCTTCGATGGATGACACGGTACACGAGTTTCGAATAGAAACAAGCACCCTAGGACGCTTGTAACATGATCGTAACAAACGAACAAACGTTCGATCCCGACACACCGTCACACACCCCCGAACAGATACCCCTAGGGGTACCGAAATGCGCGGAACCTAAACGGGCCACCACACACAGTGACCGAAAGCTGCGAGAAACCTCACGCACAGTGACCAACACCCCCGAAACCGACCGAAACCGACCCCGAACAAACGTTCGCAAACCCCATACACACCCCTAGAACGCCCGTAGAGCCACGACACCCCCGAAACGGGCCAACACGCACAACACGCCCGAACGGGCCACACACGACAAATCACCCCCACGCACGGGCCACCAGAGACCACACACCGAACCCCCGAACACACCCCCGAACACACACCGACGACCCCAACGGGCCACCCCGACCCCGACCCCGACCCCAAACACCACACCCCGACCACTATTGACCACTCGCCCAATAAGCACCCCCGACGCTCGGCTCATTGTTGGCCAGGTGGCCAATAAGGATGCTGACTGATTCAACAGTCAGTCTGACTGATTCAACAGTCACTGATCCCCATGTTGGCCAAGTGGCCAATAGGCGGAAGGTTGCAGACTACAACCATTGCGACCGCAACCATTGCGATCACAACAAAACCCCACCCCCACGCCACCCAGGGGTATACAGGCCCCCCACCCCCATGCGAACCGTATGATTCCCTGTTGGTTCCGTACTTGTCTGTTTGTGTGGTTTTTTGTGTGCTGTGGGTGGTTGTTGTGTGACTTTTGTGTAACTTTTCTTATTGTTGAGTGGTTTGGTCGGGTTTTGTGACCTGGGGTTTTGTGGCGGCATGGGGTTTGTGCTGGTGTTACGGTGGATAATTATTGTTGTATTGTTTATTGTTGTTTGCCTTTAGCGTGAGCGTGAGGCAAACGTATGGTTGTACGGTGTCGGGGGGGTCTATAAAAATTTATGGTTGTGCTGGTTTGTGGACACACCTGTGGGTGTGTCTTTTGTGTTTTTGGTACGTTGTTCGCCCTTCGCTTGCGCTTCGGGCGTGTCCTAGTTGGTTGCGGTTTTGGTGTGTGTTTCTGGTTTTGTCTCTCCCCCCTGTTGCGCTCGCCCCCCTCTCGGGGGCGTTTCTGGGGGTTTACGTTGTGACGGGTTTGGCGGGTTTGTGTGAGATTCTTTTTGGGAGGTTTTTGTGGGTTCTCAGGTGAATAAGGGTGGTCGTCCTACGGTGGCTCAAACTGAGCGTAAGCAGCGGGAGTTGAATGCGCGTCAGCGTGCGTATGTGATTTGGTATGCGACGCCTCCTGCGGAGCGTGAGATTCAGTCGATTGACGAGTTGGGTGAGGTGTTGGGGGTTTCTCGGCAGGCGATTTGGAAGTGGTCTAAAGACCCTCGGATTGTTGAGGCGATCCGTTTTTGTTCGTTGCAGAATGCTGGTTCTCCTGAGAAGGTGCGCCAAATTTTGGATATGGTGTTTGAGCAGGCCATGTTGAAGAAGGATGTTCGGATGGCTGAGGTGTGGATGAAGGGTGCTGGTGTGATGGGCCAGTTTGGGCGTTCTGGTGATGTGTTGGATATTGTGGAAGATTTGGAGCAGGACACGATTGCTGATCTGAGTTTGGATGAATTGCAGCGTGTTCGTGATTTGGCTTTGGCGGAGCGTGCTGAGGCTGCTGCTATTGAGATTGCGAAACGACAGCATTCTGAGGTGGTTTGATGCCTTCTCCGCATTCACCGTTGCATGAGGTGCAACGGTCTGCTAATGAGATTAAACGTGCCCGTAAGCAGAAGGTTACTTGGAGTATTTCCGAGATTGAGCAGGAGATCGCTTGGCGTACCTGGTTCCCCCAAATCGAGGTGGATTGGACTAAAGCGGAGTTGGATGATGATATCGTGCAGGTTTTGCATGATGGTTTCACCCAGTTTTGTGAAGCAAATTTGTTTATCAAGTTTCCTGGTAAGGGCCGTCTGCCTCTCAGGTTGCGGCCTGCCCAGTCGGAGGTTGCTTGGGCGTGGATCAAGTATCGTAAGAACATTAACTTGAAGGCCCGTCAGATCGGGTTTTCTACGTTGGTGGCTGCGTTTTCGTTGTGGTGTGCGTTTGGTTGGTCTGACAGGCAGATTGCGTTGCTGTCTAGGACGGAACGTGAGTCGGTGGCTTTGCTGGCGAAAACCAGGTATGGTTTTCGTAATATGCCTGAGTGGGTTCGGTTGCGTGGCCCGAAACTGTTGGATCGTACCCGTCAGGTGATGACGTTTGATAACGATTCGGTTATCCAGTCGTTGCCGTCTGCTAATGATCCTGCCCGTGGCGAGTCATTGTTTTTGGTGGTGTTGGATGAGTGGGGGTTTTTGACGAATCCTGAGGGTGCGTGGGCTAGTGTTGAGCCTACGATTGATTTGGGTGGGCGTGCTATCGGTTTGTCTACTGCGAATGGTGAGGGCACCTTTTTTCATGAGATGTGGTTGGGTGCTTGTGCTGGGGATAACGGGTTTCATGCCGTATTTTTTCCGTGGTCGGCGGTCGATGACCGCACGACTGAATGGTATGAGCAGAAGAAACATGAGTTGGCTAACAAGTTGTGGCAGTTGCATCAGGAGTATCCGTCGAATGCTGAGGAAGCGTTTATCGGGTCTGGTAATCCTGTTTTCAATTTAGAAATTTTGCGTCGCTTCCAGGCTGTTGAGCCTGCCGAGTTCACTATTTTGGGGTCGAAACCGAATGATGTTTCGTTGTTTGAGGGTGGCCCGTTTATGGTGTGGGAGGCCCCGAATGATACGGACAGGTGGACGTATGTGGTTGGGGCCGATATCGCCGAAGGTAAGGAGCATGGGGATGCGACTGTGGCTTGGGTTGTGTGTGTGAATACGGGGAAACCTGTGGCGTGCTGGTTTGGGCGTGTGGATGTAGATATTTTTGGGGAACAAATTTTGCCTGCTATCGGCTGGTTTTATCGGAATGCGTTGATTGTTCCCGAAGTGAACAATCACGGTCTAACTGTTCTTAAGGCTTTGCAACGTGTGAAATATAAGTGGTTGTATCGTCGTCGTACTTTCACAAAGAAATCGGATCGGCCTTTGGAATCGTTGGGTTGGTTGACTACGGCTACGTCGAAACCGTTGATGGTGGACGAGTTGGGTGCATGGTTGCGTGATTTGGATAATGTGCCGCATGGTAAAACAATCCATGAACTCAAAACGTTCACCAGGGATCAGAATGGGCGTATGTCTGGTAGCCCGCATGATGACTGTGTTATGTCTTTGGCGATGGCTATCCAGGGTCTAAAGTATGCTCGGACGGAACGTCCGTTGCAGGAAACGGATGCTTCTAGGGTGAAGGGTTCGTTTTCGTGGTGGGAGAGACGGTTGGATAAAGCGAAGAATAATAATTCTGGTCTTTCTCCTGTGGTGTAACCGTTAGTTAGATTATTGTGACGTTTGGGGGGTTATTGGTGATGGATGATTCGATTGTGTGTGCCCGTTGTGAACGTGTTTGGCCGTCTGACAGATACAATCAGGGGTGCACTACCCCTGATTGGTGTTTTGCTTGCCGTTCTAAAACGGTTTCTACCGCCTTTCAGGGCGGTAAACAATATTTTCATGATGGCACCGAGGGTGAACGTTCCCGTAAAGCGATTTCTGAGGCTAGGGCGGCAGGATTTGATCCTGTTCCTGCCGAGACTGGTAAGGGTTGGAATGGGGTTTCGGCTTCTGGTCTAAAAAAGTTGGAATCTTTGAAGTCTGTTTCGACAAGTAAGGTTGGTTCTTGATGAAAAACGTGTTGGATGGCGACATGCAGAAGGTGTCGGAACGTGACGGTTATGGCTCTAAGCACGAATATTCGGTCGGTGGCTGCCTGACACGGGTCAATCATGCTATGAAGTGGCGTAAAGACGCTGGATATGATGATAAGTGGGCTAAGATCATCAAATTGTACGCTAACCAGTATGAGTATACAGAATTGTCGGGCTATACTGACATTGTTGCCCCTAATATGATGTTTTCTACTGCTAATGTGATTATTCCTAGTGTGATGGTGAACTATCCGAAGATTACGGTGACTGCCCGTCGTCCTGAGGTAGAACAGAACGGTCAGGTTGTTGAGGCTGTTGTAAACTATTTTTGGCAGCATCGCGATTTTCAGGAAGAAATGAAACTGATTGTCAAAGATTTCGTGTTGTTGGGTCATGGTATCGGTAAGATCACTTGGTTGTTGGGTGAAGAAGAAGTCGAGTTGTCTCGTGACGAGTGGACTGCTGCTGTTTCTCAGGCGTTGATGGATGCAAACATGGCCCGCCAGCAGGCTGAGGCTGCTGGCGTGGATGTCACGTTTCCTTCTGATGAAGAAATCATTGCTAGTGTGCCCACTAGCAAAACTGTTATTACCGAAGATTGTCCAGATTTGGGCAGGATTTCACCGTTCGATCTGTATGTTGATCCTGATGCTACACGGTTCAAGAAGGCACGTTGGGTTGCTCAACGCATGTATATCCCGTTGGAAGAAGCCCGCGACAATCAGGATTGGGACGCTAAGGCACGGAAGAAACTTAAGGGGACGGCGATGTCGTCCGCCAAAAAGGATTATGATTTGACGTTTGCTGGCGAGCAACGTGGTAGTGAAGCCGATTTTGTGATTGTTTGGGAATATTATGATTTGTTGGAAGAAAAGGTGTGTGTTTTTGCTGACGGGTGCGACCTGTTTCTGTTGAAACCCGAGGATTTTGAGTACCCGTTTGGGCATCCGTTTGTGTTTCTACAAAACTATGAGGTTCCTGAAAAGTTGTATCCTTTGGGTGATCTAGAGTCGATTCTACCTTTGCAGATGGAGTTGGCTTTGACTCGTACCCAGATGGTGAATGACCGTAAACGGTTCCGTCGCATGTATATGTATAAGCCTGATGAGATTGGTGCTGACGGTTTGGCTGCGTTGATGTCGTCGGATGATAATGCGATGATTCCTGTGGATTCTGATTCACCGTTTAGTGATGTGTTGGCTCCTGTGGTTACTACTTCGTTGCCTCCCGAGTTTTATAATCAGACCGCCATGATTTTGGAAGACATGGATCGTACTACGGCTGTCACCGAGTATGATCGTGGTGGTGCGTCGGAGATTCGACGCACCGCTACTGAGGCCGCTATGATTCAGGATGGGGCGAATGCTCGTAGTGCGGACAAGTTGGCTAAGGTAGAGTTGGCTGTTGGTGAGGTTGCCCAGCGTTGTGTCCAGTTGTGTCAAGAGTTTTTGTCTACAGATCAGGTCGCTAAGATTGTTGGGCCTGATGGTTCTTTGATGTGGGTTCCTTTCAATCAGGACACTGTTCAGGGCGAGTTCGATTTTGTGGTTGAGGCTGGTAGCACGCAGCCGCAAAATGAGTCGTTCCGCCGTCAGTCTGCAATGCAGTTGTTGGATGCTATGGCACCGTTTATTTCTGCTGGTGTGGTTGATCCGTCAAAGTTGGCTGAACATGTGTTGCGTAACGGTTTCGGCATCAAAGACCCTGGTTCGTTCTTGATGCCACCTCCCGACATGATGGGCGGGATGCCATCTCAGGGTGGCGGGATGCCTGTTGGGGATTCGGCGGTTCCTGTCGGCCCGCCTCCGATGTGACGATTTCTATTTATTGATTGGAAACATGTTTCAATTTCTTTAAGGAGTTACTATGGCTTATTCTGATGATACAAGCGGTCAGGTTCAGGAACGATTTGTTGAGCGTGCCCGTGTTCGCATTGTGGCTTCGGCCACTACTGACACGTTGACCCTTGCTGATCGTGACGGTTTCATTGCCTATAACGCTGCTGGTGCGGTGACGGTCACGATTCCGAACACTTCGGTTGTCGCTTTCCCTGTGGGCACTGTTATCACTACGTTTTCGGGTGGTGCTGGCGGTTTGACGGTCGCTAAGACTGGTACGGATGTGTTGACTGGTACTGCTACTGCTGCCACGAACGCTACCCGTAAGATTATCAAGGTCAGTGAGGCTGCTGGCGTTTCGACTTGGTATGCGTTTGTCTGATGGCTAGTGCAGCGTGGCAACGTAAGGAAGGTCAGAACCCTAAGGGCGGTTTGAACGCTAAGGGTCGGGCCTCTTACAAGAAGCAGACTGGTGGGACGTTGCGTCCCCCAGTCACGGTTGCTGCTGCAAAGAAATCTTCGGCTAAGGCTGCTCGTCGCAGATCGTTTTGTGCGAGAATGTCGGGGATGAAGAAAAAGTTGACAAGTAGCAAGACGGCTAATGATCCGAATAGTCGGATCAATAAGTCGTTGCGTGCTTGGGATTGTTAAGGTCGGTGCAGGGTAGCGCAGTCTGGTAGCGTGTCGGGTTCATACCCCGAAGGTCACGGGTTCAAATCCCGTTCCTGCCACTAAGAACACCCGCCATTGGGGCGGATTCTTGAAAGGAAACAATTTATGTCTGATGACTT